TATTTAAACTTTTTTTATATATTTGCTTAGTTATTAATATAAAATATATAAAATCATGGCGGATATAAAAGAAAATCCAAAAGAAGCAGTTGAACTTTCACAAGAAGAATTAACTGCAAAAAGAGATGAGATCACAAAATATTATAAAGATCACGTTCCTCATCTAGAAGCACAATTAGAGTATGAAGGTTTATTAAGAGATATTGAAAAGTGTCGTGCAGAAAGAATGCAAGCACAACAGTTTATGTCAAAAATGACCAATGTTCCACCTACTCCACCTATCCCTGAAGTTAAAAAACCAGTTGTTAATCCAGCTAATAGACAAGCTTTAGAGGATTTTGAAAAAGCAAAAGATGCAACAAAAAGCAATGAAGAAGAGAAAAAAAGAACTCTTAAAAAAACTAGTAAAGATGCATAAACCAATAACAGTTAATAGAGAGCAAGTAGAGCAAACCATAAAACAAATGACTAATTATTTATGGTTTGAAAAAGGTGACTATAATCTTAATATTGTAGGTATTAGAAATTCTAGTACAGATAGTAAAGTTACAAATGCTTTTGATGATAAAATAACTTTATCATATAAGACAGGTACTAATAAAAAAGGTGAAGGTGGTCAATGGCATTTTCATTGTTTTGATTGTACTACAGATCCTGGAACTCATTGGGTTGAAAACATAATGAGAGAGGATGGTGTTGCAATATTAAAACCTGGTCAATATAGAGGTAGTCATATTATTAGAAAACATCAAGGTAGATATGAAGCTTTAGGACAAGATAGACCTGTATCAGTATATAGAGATGATAACCGTGATCCATGGTATAATCTTCTTGAGGAATCTGTACAAACAGGTAATTTTGGAATAAATATTCATAGAGCTACTAAGTATGCTAATAAGAAATCTACACAAGTAGATAAGTGGTCTGCTGGTTGTCAAGTTATTGCTGCTAATAATGATTGGAAAGAATTCATGAGTATTTGCAGAAAAGCTAGAAACAAGTGGGGAAATAGATTTACTTATACATTATTACAAAGTAATAAGATATTAACCTCATGGCTATAGTTAATAAAGTAGATAAAAAAGTAAAAATGAGTAGGGATGAAGTTATTAAATTTCAGATCCTTACTCATTGCTTTTTGAATGATGTACAAATTAGTAATTCTGATCTTAATTGTTTAGCTGAACTTGCTAAAGAAGGTAGAAAGGAATTAACTTCTTTTTGTGACTTAATATCTAAAAAGAATATATTTAAGAGTTCTCAATCTGCTAGAAATGCAATAACAAAAGCTGAAAAGAAAAAGTTAGTTACCAAAGATGGATCTAATAAAAAGATTATTTATATAAACCAAGATCTAAATGTACAAACTGAAGGATTAATACTTTTGGATTATAAAATTTTAGGATTTGAAACCCAAGAATCATAAAGCATTCTTTGATGAAGTGGCAAAAGAAATTGGAATACATAAAGATGTTGTTGATGATTTTATAACTTTTTATTATGCAAAAGTAAGAAAAAATTTATCTAATTTAACTGATACACATGTTAGTGTAGCAGGGCTAGGAACTTTTACTTTAAGAAAAAAGAAATTAGAAAAAGCAATAAAAAGAAATAAAGATATATTAGGTAATCTTGAAAAAATGACTTATAAAGGTTATGAAAAATATATACCAGTTAAAGAAAAATTAAAACAAATGGAAAAAGCTTTAACTGAGTTAAACAATAAAATAAAAACTAAAAAAAATTTTAAAAATGAAAATTAATAAAATTTTAGGTGCTTTAGGTAATATGAAACAAATTGCTGAAGGTGTTAAAAATAGAATTTTTAAAAATGAAGATGTTGAAGAAATAGCAGATAAAAGATGGGTACATTGTTCCATGTGTCCAGCATTAGATATGGATGGTAAACAATGTGCTGTTCCTGCAACACAACCTTGCTGTGCAGATTGTGGTTGTAGTTTAGGACTTAAACTTAGAGCTTTATCATCAAGTTGTCCAAAGGGTAAATGGCATGCGGTTGTGGATTCAAAATTAGAGGGAGAAATTAAAAAACAAATAAGAGAAGATGCCAGTAATATTTAAATCAGACGGTCATATATATGAAACACTTAATGAAGATCTTGAAAAAGATCAAATTAAATGGACAAGTGTTACATCATTTGTAGGGATGTTTAAACCTAAATTTGATGCAGAAGCACAATCTAAAAAATCATCTAAAAATAAAAGATCTAAATGGTATAAAATTCCACCAAAAAAAATATTAGAAATTTGGGATAATGAATCTAAAAGAGCTATTGGATTAGGTAATTGGTATCATGATGAAAGAGAAAAAAGATTATTAGAATTTTCTACAATAGAAAGAGATGGTGTTGAAGTTCCAATAATAAAACCTATAACTGATAATACAGGTATAAAAATTGCACCTAAACAAAAATTAAAAGATGGTGTATACCCTGAACATTTTGTTTATTTAAAATCTGCAGGATTATGTGGTCAAGCAGATCTTGTTAGTATAGTAAATGGTAAAATAAATATTCTTGATTATAAAACTAATAAAGAGATAAAGAAAAAAGGATTTACTAATTGGGAAGGAATAACATCTAAAATGTATAAACCTGTTAATCATTTAGATGATTGCAATCTTAAGCATTATAATCTTCAATTAAGTCTATATGCTTATATTATTAAAAAGCATAACCCTAAACTTAAAGTTGGAGATTTAAAAATACAACATGTTATATTTGAAGAAGAAGGTAAAGATAAATATGGATATCCAATAAGTAAATATATAAATGGAGAACCTGTTGTAAAAGAAATAATTATTTATGAATTACCATATTTAAAAGATGAAATACAAAGTCTTATGATGTGGTTAAAAGATAATCCTATATGTTAGTAAAATTATTTGATATACAAAACGGCAAAGTTGTTCCTAGTGAACATTGTTATACTTTAAAGTCTTTGAAAACAATTATAGAAAAATATCCAGATACATATTTATCTGTATATCAATATGTATTTTATATGACATGTCCAGATCCAGATTTAAATCCATTCTTTAATATGCCTGAACATGAAAAAGAAGATCTTATTATAGAGGAAATTGAATTTGAAGAATCATCTGAAGATGGAGCTATAAGACATGCTATTGATACATGTAAAGAATTATATGAAACTCCAACCTTTAGAGCTTATAAAGGTATTAAGGCTATGTTAGATAGATTAGCTAGGTATATGGAAACAACTTCTATAGATCACGGTAGGGATGGAAATCTAACTGCTTTAGTTAATACTGCTGCTAAGTTTGATCAAATTAGACAATCTTTTAAAGGAGCATATACAGATATGAAAAATGAACAACAAAGCTCTGTCCGTGGTGGGCAGGGATTAGCTTATGATCAATTATAAAATTTAAAACTATGATAAAAGAAAATGTTAAAAACTATAAAGTAATACCTATTGGTAAAAGAATTTTAGTAAAACCTGTTAAAAAGGTTGAAACTACACAATCAGGAATAATTTTACCTGATTCACAAGTTCAACAAAAACCTCAAGGTAGAATTGTTTCAAGAGGACCCGAAGTATGTAAAGATCTTAATGAAGGTGATTTTATACAGTGGGCAATGGCAAACAGTGATGATAGTGAATTTATGCATGAAGGAGAGATTCATCTTTTAATGCATGAAGGAGCTGTTCTTTGTAAACTAGAGGATGTATAAAAAAATTCCTACATATAAAGAAGGAGAATGGGATTACGTAGAATTTAAAGAGAAAGAAGATTTTACTAATTTTATTTTAGAAATTTTTAAAGAACCTGGGCAGTATCAGTTTGATGAAACTGCCCTTGTTTTTAATGAGCAAGCTAGAATATTTAATGATCAACAATTCTATTGTAATAAACCTTTCAGGTCTAAAGATTACATTAAATACTGGAATGATGAAAAAGAAAAATGTAAGGAAGGTGTAATATTCCATGGAAAGGATAATACATTTTATCTAACAAGAGATTATTATATGTGGTTAAATTTCTTACCAATCTTTGATAAGGAAGAGAAACATTATGGATTTGCTAAAGTTAGAGATGCACAATATCACATGGCTCTTTATGAGTTATTAGCAGAACTACATTATAGACATTCAGCAATACTTAAGAAACGTCAGATTGCATCTTCTTATTTTCATATGGCTAAAGTTTTAAATCAATTTTGGTTTGAAGAAGGATCAATATGTAAAATAGGTGCATCACTTAAAGATTACATTAATGATAAGGGTTCATGGAAATTTCTAGAAGAATACAAAACTTTTCTTAATGAGCATACTGCTTGGTATAGACCAACTAATCCTGCTAAAGTTTTATTATGGGAACAAAAAATTGAAGTAAGAATTAATAACAGAAAAACCAATAAAGGTTTAATGTCAAAAATTCAAGGTGCATCTTTTGAAAAAAATCCAACTACTGGTGTTGGTGGACCTTGTACTTATTTCTTTCATGAAGAGGCTGGTATTGCTCCTAAGATGGATCAAACATTTGAGTATATTAGACCTGCAATGACATCTGGTATGATGACTACAGGTATGTTTATTGCTGCAGGTTCAGTGGGTGATCTTGATCAATGTGAACCTTTAAAACAGATGATATTAAATCCAGATGGAAATGATATATATTCG